CTTAATGTTGAAATTCCGATATTAAAACCTGAAAGAGTTTCTTTTGAGGTTTTTGCCAACTGTCCTAAAACATCGGTGAATTTCTCGCTATTTTGAATTGCCTGGCCAAATGATTCTATAAATGTGTCCCCGCTGATTTTTTGAACTCCTGTCAATCGCGTGATCAGTAGTTCGGCTTGATAATCAAGCCCTGCAAGAGCTTTCGTGGCGCTGTCCGTGTTGCGTGACGCAACATTTATTATCTCTGCCAACGCCTTTAGATCACTGGAGATTATTTCAACCGAGTCGGATGATCCACGAAGCCTTTCGTTAAAGTTATCTAGTTGGGTATTGAAAGCTTTAAGCTCTGGATAATCCCTTAGTAGCTCTCTGAGCTTCACTACTTGGCGTCGAATCTGTGGTCCAGTCAGCGGGGTGTCATTATTATCATTATTATCATTATTATCATTACCCACGTTTCAATTCTCTCCTATTTAAATGGCCAAACGATTCCGGTTTCTTTTTCGAAGCTTCGTATAGCCTTGTTTAGTGCGAACTTATTTTTTGTCACTTTGGGGTCGTTTAATCCATGCTTGTGCATGGCTTCAAGATATTTTTTTTCTGAGCCGAGTGCTTTTGAAAAAGAGTTGACTTGGCTCCTAGTGCCTACAACTTCGACTGGCAGCGAGTGACCCCCGAACATTGCGCCCATCATTGCTTTTACATTTGCGCCGAACATTGAAAGCCAGCTTTCATTAATAGAGTCGCCAATTGTTAAGTCAATCTTAATTGGAATTAAATCATTTGTATCATTCATAGGGATCCCTCCTTACACTACCGTCTTTTTTAATTAGTTCCATAAAAAAAGAAAATTGGGCGTTAACCCAATTTTCTCGTAGTTTAGCCTTAAGAACTATTTTTTGCCCTTCGATTCGCCTTGTCAACTTGTTCGTTTTGTTCTTCGAAATGTTGTGATAATCTTTTTACAAACCAATTTCTTAAACCAATTGGTAAATTATATGCTTCCACAAAGCTCCAATTTCCATGCTGTTTTAAATAAAAGAAATGCTCATAGACCATTTCCATATAATTATTATCCAGGCCAAAAAAAGTCCGCTGTCAACGGCACCTCCATTTCGGATTCATAACCGCAGTTTGAGCAAGAGTATAGTTGTGTCATATCAATATTTGGGGTTGCACCTTGTACACAAGCGCGTAGAAAGCGCGAATCAAGGGCGGGCATTGCGTCAACAAAGTCACTTATCTCGTTTCCATTGGTTACATCATTAACCGAAATGAGCAGCCTTTTTAATAAATCGGTCGAAACAGCATCAGGTAAGTTTAATTTTGATTTCTTATTAGCTGCTTCAGTAAGGTATTTTTCATCGCGCCCAGTTAATAATCTAAATTCAACTTCATATTGTGTTTTTGGTAGCGTTGTTACAAATGTCCCATGTGGTGTTACTTGAACTTCTTCGACATCCTCAGATGCTATAGTGCCCTGATCAAGTCTCACGTCATTAAGATCAAAGGTGCTATCCGTTGCTGTATTACAGCCTGGACAAGTGACCTTGGTTTGGTAATCTGCGCCATATCCAGAAATTCTTGCAGCAAGGATTAATGCGCTTTTATCACCCACAAGCATATCATTAGTCTGAATTTCTTCATTAACTAAAATATTTTCTAACAATCGATCAATTGCAAGACCTTTACGCAAAAGAGTTTGTGAAGTAAGAATATCTTCATCTTTCGCGGTCATATAGCGTATTTCAACGGTATCTTGTTTATATAGTGGATGCCCTGGGGGATAATATTTTCCTCCCGATGGAAGCTCCACAAACTCCGTAGGAGTTACGTATGAGAGTGTCCCTCTTGGTGATGCCGGTGTCGGTTCAACAGGAGGATCATTCTCTAAAGCAGCCTCTGATGCTTCCTTTGCACCAGTGCGTGCTTGGTTATTTCTAGCCATTTACACCTCTGTATTTATTATTTTATGTTTATAGTATAAACTATATATTACGTTTTTTAAAAAATTAATTACGTAATTTCTTGTCTTTACCCGCCTTTCGGGGGTCGTAATTTCGAGCCTTGTCCGGCCATTTTCTTATACTGCGCCCAATCATATCTTAATGTGAGGCTTATCTCGACCATTTCATCCGAGTCGTAAGAATGAGCACCAAAGTTAACCTCTGTAATAAACGCATTAATCAAGGACCATTCACCTATAATCCTTGTTTCGTTTGTGCCGCTTGTGCCAAGCTCTTTAATTTTAACATCGCCAAGTGAATTAACAGCGGACTCTTTAGTAATTGTTGTGGAGGTTGCTTCTCCAAAATCTCTAGGTTGCTGAACCCCGATGTCTGACAGATATTCATATAGAAGCTCTGTTGAGCCAGGAGTTATAGCGTCAACAAGGGTCATTCCAACTGTGTTCCAATTCATTCTGCCGGGATAGTAAAAAGTATGATTAAAGAATCTATGCTCCTGCTCGCCAATCGTATAGCTGGGGCGATCCGCAGTTTTACAAGCAAATTGTAGTTCCGTCTGTGACACACCGGGCTGCAAGCTTATAAGAAATCTAAACTGGCGTTTTGGCTCTAAGTCTTTTGATGACCAAAAATTCTGTGACATTTATTTGTTTCTCCTGTTCCTATAATACATAGTTCTTTTATCATTAATCTTCAAAACCGGCACCTGTATTTGTGATAACAAAGTCAAGAGCGATGAATTCGATGGCACGGGCAGGCTTTAAGAAAATCTTAGCATATAAGACATTTCTGTCGATCAACTCGGGGGTTGTCGTGGTTTCATCAAGCACAACCTTAAAATCTGTAAGCCCAAGCCGAGCCTGGACACTTCGCAAGAAGGGGTTAACCTTATTCAAGAATCGATCCCAAGTTGCTTGCACATTCTGGTCGAATAGGATTGTAGCCGCCATTCTTGAAATCTCTTTCTTGACAAAAATCATTAAGCGACGTACATTAATTCTATCAAGCGCCGAGGGTGTCACCTGTAATGTCTTTTGTCCGAAGATTACGATACCCTCTGCGGGGAATGTAGCAATCGGATTAATATTTGACTCATAGAGATCGTCACGATTCTTAGAAGTTAGTCGTTCGCGGGTCTGGATTACTGGAAGTCCAGCAGATCCTTCGGTTAGTCCCCCCCTTGTAAAGCCAGCGGGTGCGAACCAAAGTTCACTCTTCTTCTGTGCACTGGAAAATGTTCCAAGCGCTACAATACTGGGTGGTGCCCAAAGAAGGCTGTCAGTAATAGTGTCGCGAATTTGAACCCAGGGATAGTAAGCACATCCGTAACTTGAGTTAATTTTTCTATTTCTCAAATTTGTTACTGCGGTGGAAACGGACCCTAAGTTTGAAGCTACTGAGTTTGTGTTCTCTGTCTCTGCATAAAATCCGGTATCCAAATCGATAACCGCCAGGGAATCGCCGCGAGATTCGCAAACCTCAATCATATGATTGGTAACACCCGTGTTCCAAATACCGGGGGCTGCCATTAAATTATATTCGACATTTTCTGGATCGGCAACTGTATCGATTGCGCGTCTCAGAGAATAATAGCCGTAGTTTGTCGTATCTGCTTGGTTGGTTGCAAGGTCGGTATTGTTAAAAGGCTCTTTGTCCATAACATCTAGTCCATTGAACCCGCCATATAGAGGAACCGTAAAGCGGTTATATCCAACATCAAGAACTTCTGTATACGCTCCACTGACTGCGGTAAAAGAATTACCGGCGAGGCGTGAGCCAGAGATCCAAATACCTACGCCATCGGCATTTCCGGCGACTGCCGTACTTATGTCGTCAAGCGAGAATAAATATGAATATTCAGTGGCGGCAGCCTTGGTGAAAGAATCGCCGCCGACCGGCATAGGATAAAGTATGTCTCCATAGCTATCTTCATGCCTATTGTTGCTAGCTTGCGTGGTATCGATTCCAAAATAAGCATCTTTTGGATTTGAGACGCCGCCAGCGGAAGCACTTACTCTCAATGGGATGCTTGGGAAATAACCTTTGAGGGATCCAGGGCTTCCGACTCCCGCACCGGGACCGACATCATCGGGGTCGGCACCGCCACTCATGTTCATGAATGGTTTGGTGCCGATGTGCTCGAATTCCTGACCCGGAATCTTTGTACCACCAAAAACCCAGTTATTTTGCCCAGAGGCATCAGGGCTTGTGGGACTTGAGCTACTGATGTACGACCATGAATTTGGGCGGAGCGGTCCATACGAACCAAATGGTAGATATCTTGAATCGGTTGCGCCAGCGTCAACATCAGAGTTCATCTCTACACGAACATATTTTGATGCATTAGCATAATTTCCATATATTCTATGTCGTCTTTCGGTATCATCCCATGAAAGATATTGATCTCCGATTACTCTTGCGATGTAGCGAGGAGAGTTTGGGTTAAGGCTCACAGCACTAAATCTTTCTATAATCACAGGTGCATTGTCACTATCTCTAGCGTCTCTCACCTCTACGCTGAAAGAGCCATAAGAATTAAAATCAGTTGAGGAAACTTTAATATCCGTGATGGAAATTTTTAGTTTCTTCATTTCGTCTTCACCTGCATCAAGCGTGTGGAACTTAAATAATTGTTTTACGCGAGCGGTGCCTAAAATATCATAAGATGTATTCGATGATTGAAGATCCTGTGAAACAATCCATGGAGTTTGGGCAGCCTGAAATGCCATTCTGAAATCTGCTCCGTACTCGCTTCCACTGGCGATCCCAAGAATAGCGCCCCAAGCTTCTCCCGCGTTTGCGCCAGTAACATAAGTCGCTAAGTGCCTTTCGAAAGAGCCGCCTAGCCAATAAGTCTCTTGTTGGGCAGTATTCGTAATTGCGCTGTTAACCAATGTGGGATTGGTGTTAAATACTTTTCTAATATATTTTGAAGACGACGGGGTAAAGTTAAAAGCTGTTTCTTTTTGAACGTTTCCGTCAGCATCATAAATTATTGCATACCATTCATTAGCAACCGCGCCTGCATAGGTGTTTGTTCCTACTGGCGTAGTCGTATCCAGAGATCTAATAAGTGTAGCACTACCGGTACCAATAGTGCCGCCCGCTCCAGTGGCGTCTGCATCTCTCATAGTCCCCGAGAGCACAATGGTTCCTTCGTTTAGATACCAGACCGCGCCCAAGGCTCCAGTCATAATTTGGAGACTAGCATCTTGCCCGTCTCCAGATCCAGAAGGGAAAGCCCAGAATCCATATGCCCCGCCGTTGGTAGCATTGATGGTGGTGTTGACTTTCGGAGTTCCTTTTGTGCCAGGAGTCCAGCCTGCCTTGCCAGCATTGGTGGCAGAAGTGGCTTGTGCGCCAAGGACGCGAACCATTGTAACTGCATTGCTATTTCTTAAATAAGCTTGAGCGGCATAAGCTGCATAAGTTGGAGCAAGGTAATTACCATCACGCCAAACATCGCCGCCTTGTCCACCAGGAATGGGATTACCAAAGATTTGAACAAATTCGGAAAATGAACCAACTTTAACTGGCCTCATTGCTGGTCCACGCTCTGTGCGTCCTATAATTACTGGTCCCATTTCTGCTGGGAGGGCGGGTAATTCCGAGTTATCTATTTCATCAATAAAAATACCGGGTGAAATAAACTTAAAAGATCTAGCTGCCATTACTAAGTGTCTCCTTGCACTGCTTCAAAAAATATCAATAATGAAGTTCTTCTATTCTTCCTATCGTTAATAAATAGTTGAACAAAAGGCGAAAGCCCCAAATAAGTCAAAACTACTCTCGATAAAATGGGACATTTCCACTGATGTGTAAGTGTTCTGGAATGTCCCCAAATATCACATGTTCACGGGGCAGTTTGACTTCAACAGCGTTTTCGCGTCTAACAATTTTTGGTCGATCTTCGTTTTTATCACCACCAATAATATATCCTCGAACTCTAAAAGATATTTGCGTTTGATAGCCGCGAGGTTCCTCCATAAGAGCAGCGGCATTATTATTTAATTCGTAGCTAGGATCTATAAATACCTCGAAACTGTGTCCGTCTTTGTAAACATTAAAATGATTTAGACCACCCGGAGTCGTCATAAAGGGAGTCACAGCTTCATTAATTTGTTGTTGATATTCGGATTTAATTATCAACGTATATCCGATTTCTAAATAAATCGGAATCGGCATTGTGATTGTCTCATACACAACTTTTGAATTTTTTCTTGGAAAATTATTTTGCCCAGTTCCAATTAGCGATGTATTTATTAATAATCTTTTAGAATCAGCATTGGCAAAATTAGCTGTTTTATCTTGCTTGATAACTCTAGCAACCGTCATTGTACCACCCTTATTATCTTGGCGATTTGGAACAGATGCATAAAGTGCGCCTCGTTTAGTCACATCTTTTTCTACTGAGATTCTCTCAAGAGTCATAATAGGATATATTAGCCAACCATTGGCATCTCTCAGATCTTTATTGTGTTTAATTTGATAAGCACGTTCCGCTCCGACCCAAATAAAAGGTATTTTGTTAAAGCCTTTATTCGTTGTACAAAATATATTTAACTCATCATCAATATAGTCAAACAATGCACGATCAATAGTTTCTATTGTCGATGGCATAAACTGAATTTCTTGAAGAGGCAGCAGATCTTGGTTTCTTGAATTATCAGGTGGCATCGAATAGTCCCTCTCTTGAATATGAACAAGTAGCTACAATTTCAAATTTATGATCAATTTGTCCAAATAATTGTCTTGCCCATGAAATGGCTGTTATCTCATAAAAATAATCACCATACAATACAAAATCACCCTCTCTAACATACAGATCCTGATCTTCAATTAATCTTCTTTTATGGAAATAGATTGTAATTATGTTTGACTTGTCAATCCCAACGTGTTCCTCGGCTTTGGTTTCTGTGGCTTCGTAATTAACAAGCGCATATACTCTTATTGGATTAAGAAATGATTTTTCTATAGCCTCACCATATAAATCATTGTAATTTGTAATACTTTGATCTATTGGATAATATATAACTTGTTGTCCAATGACCCGCTCAATAAGTTCGTCATTAACTTGTTTAACAAGATTTCTTTCCTTTTCTCCAAGAAATAATGGGGGAGGTGGTTGCGCTGGTTGCGACCATTTATCGTCAGCCATATATTACCTCCTATCCGACAAACACGCCTGCTGGTATGTTTTGGTTAATTGTATTGATGGCCCCGGCTACGGTAGCATCTTTCTCTGCCAGTGCTTGATATGTTAATTGATCAAGCGTCTCTTTTAGTTCTGTTCTTAAATTAGTTTGTTCTTCTCTACCTTCAGTAATTAGCGCTGGACCATTAAGGGTAACTGATTCGCCTGGAATTGGTACAGTGGCGAATTTGGAACGAACATGACCTAAAGTTTCTTTTGCTAACGAAAGCGCAAATCTGCGAACCCATTGCTTTCCAATCGAATTAATATTTTGGTAGGGAATATTTCCGAAGGGGATCGTGTTCATGTTGTTGATTCCATCAGTGAGAGAACCAGAAGATGCAGTCCAAGCATCTTCAACAATTCTAAAATTAAACCAAAAATAACTTGGCGTTACCGCACTGGAGGGTGGGGTGGGAAATATCCTTAAAATATTATTCCTTAACTCAAAAGAGTAATGGGAATTTCTTGTATATATTGAATCTTCGAATGCCATGGCTTGTGCTTTATTTTGCCAAACTGGAACTAGCTGAAAAGTTGAGTCATCGGCGTATTGTCCATAATTAGCTAAATTACCAACGGTATTTAAGCCGCCATAATAACCAAAAAACCTCCACATAGACGCTGGTGTTCTGTAATATACTTTATCAACAATGATTTTGCTGCCGCTTGTAAAACCAGCATAGGGAACCGGATTTGATGTGGCAGCATCCACATTGTGCACGCTTGCGCTATTTAAAATTTCTTGTAGATCGTAGTCCTGAACACTTCCAATTGATTTAAACGAGGCTGAATATATCCTTGTGGCACCTCCCGCTCGTGCATTTGTTGAAAATGCTTCCGCTACTCTTTGTGCATATGAAAATGTAGATTTTGGATACTTAAGAGCAACATGCGTGCCGCTAAGACTTGACGACAAGGTTCCCGCGAGCAATGTGCCGTCGCGGTTAAAAGTTCCAGTTGTCATACCTAAGACATCAGATAAGATATTTTTTGCCTGATGCATGTTAACAATATAAGAATATTCTAAAACAGCTTCCTCATATCCGGCATAAACGCTCCCGGTGGTGATCTCAAGGTCTAGTATATCTCCACCAAGTTTCTTAAATGTATATGCAACTTGCTCAGCGGCTCCTGATAAAAACTCTACGGAGCCCGTAAACATGCCAAAAGGACATTCTGCCGCAACGCTCCCTGCTGCTCCAGTGGTGGGAAGTCTGATTGCGCTAATAGTACTTTGTGGGGTAAGGGTCGGAATCGCCATTAAATATAAGTCTCCTCACCTTAAATAGTTGAGCGATAAAAGAAAGCCCCCGCCATTTGAGTGACGAGGGCAATCTTTTTGCGCTATTGTTTATCTTGTTCTATTAAACGAGGTCAACAACAATAACTAGTCCATACATATCAGGACGAACCATCTTCTTACCGTAGCGCGTCATGACTCCCTTGCGGGGCACGAAGTCTTCGGTTCCGAAGATAGTCGGCGTGACTTGTAGTGGAACATATGGAGCATAGACATATCCACTCTCTAAGAAGGATCCACCCTTGCGACCAACGAGAACGAGGTTGCGAGGGAAATAGGGGTCTACAAAGACATCCCATTTCTTAGACAGAGAACCTGTCTTCACAGCACCAACAGTACCCTTGTCAACGTCACCAGTGACATTTGCACGGAATCCGGCAGTGAACTCAAGGATGTTCGCCACTTCAGGTGAAACCACGATGAAGTTTGCGCCGCCTCTTAAGGTCTTGCGGTGAATCTGTGCAGAGACATCATTGATTGTCTCAACAAGAGTCTCATACCATTCGGAAACGGTACCCGTGAAGTCGGGGGTTGCTGTAGCAGCACCAACTTCCTGCCCACCTGACGCGCCTGTTCTGTTAACAAACTTGCCAGCGTGGCGGGACCAATAGTAGCTACCAGCAGTTGCACCCTTAACCAGATCTTCGAGAATCTCGCGATCAATCTCAAGAGCAATTTGCTCTGAGAGGATTGAAGTTAGCTCGACCTCGGCATCCAGGTTGTGATAGGCATTCAGATCCTGTCCCAACTCGGGTGTCCACTTAGCTTTGAGCTTCTTGGTCATCGCGGTGATACTCACAGAGTCAACCTTGATGTCGATCTCTGGGATGTAGCCTTCTTCAGCACCAATAGAGTTGGTTGCTTCCTCAAGACCCCAAAGAGGATCACCAATTACGGAACCAAGAGCATTACTAACGACGAAATCATCATCGATAGAGTATGCAAAGGTAAGACTGTTATCACCACCAGTACCGTCTCCATTAGTGTAAGAAGCCGATAATTGCGCTACTGTACGACTATCAGAGTGGAAGAACACCAACGCATGTGTTGGGTCGCCATCAGACGGTTGCCAAAGCCCATTGTCTGAACCAGAAAAAGCGGTCAAACGACGTGCCTGTCCGTCACTGGCGTTAGCCATAGTTCCAGAAAGAGAAACCAAGTTATTTAGGTTAACCTGTGATAACGTGCTAAGCAGAATCTTACCAACATACACATTAGTTGTCCCAGAAGTGAAGTCTGGATCGAAACGACAAAGCCTCTCTAATGTACCTGATACGGCTTGTGCACCTTCACCGGTGTTACATTGAAGACCAACGTTATGGAGTCTAGCCTGCTTCGTACCACCGTCTCCCACACTACTCGCTCCGAAACATCCTGAAATGACAGGAATAATGTTGGTTGTAGTCAAAGAACCAGTCGGAGAAGAATAACCATTGTTAAGGTTGTAAAAACTCTTCTCATTATCTGGAGCAGCTAAGCTAACACCACCAGTGATTTCGGCACCAACTTTGCCACCACCATAAAGTGAGTTACCATTAATCATCCCCGCTCTAGCCGCTTGTTCATCAGAAGTGGTAAAGTCAAGGAAGAAAATGAGCCCACTTGGGAGACTCATTGGTTGAACGCTTACGAGATCGTTAGCGATCAGTCCGCCGAATACACGACGAACGATTGGAAATGCAACAGCCGCGAAGCCCTCTACATCACCACCAGCCATTGACGAAGTTTCACGAAGAAGCTCCTTGGCTTGGTTTTCAAGAAGACGAGCCATGCTGTTTCTTGTTCGGTCATTGTCTAAACCTTCCAGAAGTCCGGTACGTTCCCACTTTGATAAAAGTGCAGCACCTTCCTTTGAAAGATCTCTATCAACAATGCCCTCAGTTAATTTATTTAATACGGACATTATTTATTACCTCCTTTAATGCCTGCTAACGCTCTCATCCGATCAAAGTGTGGATTTTGAGCGTTATGTGCTTCCCTTCTTCGGGGGAGCGTTGGCGACGGTTTCTCTACTACTTCGCGTAGTGATTGTGGAGATCTGTTATTTCTAGAACTTCCCACTGCGCTTTGAAGGGTTTCGTAAATAACCTTCGCCTCTTCTACAGAATCTGCGTTTGAAATAGACTCGACAATTTTAATTTTTTGTCGCTCATTCAAGGAGGTGCTATTTAATACACGATTAGTATAAAGTAAACGAGCGTTGGAAAGATTAATTTTTTCCAATCGCTCTTTAAGATGTAAAACTGTTTTTTGTAATTTGCTTGCCTTTGTTTTATAGGCTTCCACTTGCTCCATATACATGCCTGCTTCTTCTCTAGCTTTTTCTAGTGCGGCATGTTCTTCTGCAAGTTCATCGTCCTTAAGGGCGGCAAGGTGAACTTTTTGTCCCTCTAAATTTCTAGCGGTGGGAGTTGTGCGTCCTCCAAGTCCTTGATCTGGAATACCCAGATCAACTTTTAGTTCTTCTGCTATAGCGTTAAGAATCATTTCATCAAGTTCAATGTCTTCATCGCCTTCTGTGAGTTCGTCTTCAAGTTCTTCTGCAAGGTCTTCATGAGTTTCTTCGGCAACCGTAGAACCCTCATCATCGAGGGCGCGTTCTAAAGCCTCAAGATCGAGTCGAACCATAATTGGATCATCGCCCTCCTCCTCCTCAAGAGCAAAAGGAACCTCGTCCAGCACGGGGCTTTCTTCTCCAGCTTCTTCTTCAAGATCGCCAAGCAAATCTTCGCCCCCTTGTTCGATTAAAGATTCAACTGCGGCTTTAACCTCAGAGGAATACTTTTCGATGATTGTCGCTTCTGCGTTTTTGATAGCCGCCTCTTTAAGCGCCTCCGCATCGACTATGGCTTGCTCAAGCAAAGTGGACATAGATATCAACTCCATAAAATATATTCAGTCACAATTAAATAGTGTTCTAAAAAGTTAACAGCCTGCTTTTATGCTTAATTGCTGCATCAATCGTTTGTCTTTCCAGCACCAATGAGATCA